TACTTTTAGAACACAAAAGTGAACACGATTTGACAACAAAGGTTAAATATTCAGAACCAGAGATTTACACCGGAAATGGCGATTTATCAAAGCGATGGTATGTATATTTTTCATTCCGAAACCCAATCACCGGATATCTTGAACGGATGCCAAATATCTATGTTTCCAATAAATTGGAGAAAAAAGATAGGCTAGAATTGCTCAAAATTTTCAAAAACAATCTTTTTGATATGCTGAAAAATGGATTTAATCCATTTGATATTGACAACAGCATTGAGGAAATCAAGCCTTTTTCAATTGAAGAAGCTTTCAAATTTGCATTAGATTTGAAAAAAGAAGTACTTGGAAAGGTTTCTTATTCCAATTTTAAAAACAGAATCAAAAAATTTGAATCCTGGTTAAATAAAAATGGTTTTGAAAAACGAAACATCAATTCTGTAAATAAAAAGGTTGTCAATACATACCTCAACGAAGTATTAGTTAAAACAAGTGCCAGAAATAGAGACAATACCAGGACCGATATTTTAGGAATATTTCAAGTTTTGGAAGACAATGAAATTATTCTAGCCAATATTGTAAAAAATACCAAAATTTTGGGATCCACGCCAAAGAAAAACAAAAGCTATTCATCTACTCAAGAAAAAGATATTTTTGAATGGATGAAATCCAATGATCAACTGATGCTACTATTTGTAAAATTCGTGTCATACAATTTTTTACGGCCTGTGGAAGTTTGCCGGTTGAAAATTGAAGATATTGATTTGATTGACAAAACTATTCGATTGAAAACAAAAACAGATGATTATAAAATAAAAATACTCCCACAGATCCTGATTGACGATTTACCGGATTTAAGCAAATTTGATAATCAAAGCTTTTTATTTGGTAGAACTGGTTTTGGTCAATTTTGGGATTCTGTTGAAAATAATCGTCGAAATGAGTATTCTAAAAAGTTCAAAAAAATAAAGGATAATTTCGGGCTAGGAGAAGATTATGGCCTATATTCGTTCCGGCACACATTCATAAGCAAACTCTACAATATTTTTATAAAAGAAATGACTCCTGATGAAGCTGAAGCAAAATTGATGTTAATTACTGGCCACGCCACCAGAAAAGCACTTCAGGAATATTTAAGAGATATTGACGCGTACCGTCCAGAAGATTATTCAAAACACTTAAAAAAAGATGATGAAAGTAATTGATATTATAATTTCTGCAGCTGCTATCGTTTTGGTTATACTATTTCTTTGGTATAAATTTAAAAGCCATCCGAGTGACAAGTATAACAATGACAGTTGGAAAAATAGACATAAATAAAAAGCAGTCCATTTATGAACTGCTTTCCCCAAAAACTACTTTAAATTTATTCTGCTTTAGTAAAGTCAAGATAATACTCTTTTCCTTCTTCAAAGAAATTAACCGCTTCAGTTTCATAACTGATACTTAGAGATACACTTCCTGCTGGTGTGTATTTTGAAAAAGATTTATTTTCTTCACTTCCTGAAATTACAGGAGTAAATGAAACTGTTTTGTTTTCGTATTGCGGATTGTCTTGAATACCATTGCAAACGAATTTTGCTCTTACTTGTGACATAATTTTTTATTTAATATTTTCCTACTCTTTAGCTTTTCGGATGCCGCTATTTTTTCTTTTCAATCTTCAATATTTTAGTTTCTCCACATTCATCGAATACTTTTGAAGTAAATTGTTTCTTTCCCAGGAACCGGGTTTTTATTCCTAAAAAATTCCATTGGCGCCTTTCCCAAAATGCAACAGCATCCGATTTATTATTAAATTCTCGATCATTGACAATGACTTTAAGTTTTTGGCCATCGAAAGAAACCATTCCCTTAATTGTTTGGCATTTTGATGTATCAATCCATTCTTGATTTTTTGGAATGCTGTTTTTTATTGCAGCAACTAATCCGGAAACATCGGTTTCTCTTTTGGAAGTATCTCGATATTTGAATGTTTGAGCAATGATACCTTCAATTCTATTTAGCTTAATGCCTTCTTTTGCGAGCTTATTTTTTAGATCTGAATTCTGATATTCCAAATACTCTTTTATCTCATCTGAACTTAAATTTTGACTAGAAAAATGCACACTATCGGCAATGCGTGTTTGATGCATATTTTCAGATTGTCTAATATTTTCAGCCTTTTGAAACTGCCAATCTTTGTAAAACCAAATTGCCAAAGCAATTCCGGCAATTATTAAAATGGTTCTGATTGTTTGGATATATGGTGTGATAAAATTCATAAGTATAGTTTTTCGGCCGCTGCCAATTTTAAATCATAATTCAAAAGCCAGTAGTTCTCACCGTTGTAATAATAAGCAACTACTTTCCACGCTCCTTTTATCAATCCATCAAACATTTTTTTGTTTGACTTGATGAAAAGTAAGCCCAATCTTAATTGGTTGTGTTCTGATTCTTTGGCATAATTCCACATTTCACCAACAGAATCAAAACCTAATAATTTCCAATGAAATCCCATTACTTGCATCATTCCTACTGAAGTAGCTTCCATTGCTGCATTTGGATTTTTGGCGAAAGCATCATTGAACGCTTCCCATTCTTTAGCTTGACGTTCTACTTTATTCAAGCTCCATTTACCTGAAGGTGTGTATGGCGATTTTCTCTTGAACCAAACGGGCTCAAACTGAATGATAATCTTTCCGGTAACTTTATCAAATCCAATCCCACCGCTTTCAACGTGCTTGACAGCCTGAATTCTTGAAGTTGGAACCCCAAATTCAAGGGCTAAAGATTGGATTTCTTGGAGTGTAATTTTCTTCATATTACTATTTTTTATCGGTGTCAAACAAATCTTTCAAGTCTCCGTTTTTCTCGAAGTTGTAAATTTTGTCCATTATGAATGCTGGTGGAAATTGCTTGTTTGAAAGGATGTAGATGTTTTTCAACACTTTGGAAACTGGATATAAAAGTGTCACAACCTGGATCAATATTTTGAAGCTTTCACCAACAAAATTATTGCCGGCCGTCAGTCTCAACATTTCTAGCATCGCATAAACGACAATGAGAACCACCCACATCAACACATTTTTCTTAAACATTTCTACCCAATTAAAACTTCCCATTTTGTTGTGGAAAACGGCACCCACGATCATATTGACTAACAAGCAAATCAGAATAAATGATGAAAATTGTTGATTAGTTTTAAACCAAAAATTTATGCCATCCAGTAAATAAGCAATTGGAGCAAAAGTTCCCAGTACCTGAAAGAAGTAAATTATTTTATCCGTGAATGTTGGGCGATTATCTACCAGTAATATGATTCTGCAAAGTGTTTCTTTTATGAAATTCATTTTTTAATTTTTAGTTTTTTTACATCCTTTTTAAATTCTTCCACTATTTCAGGAGTGATTTCTCCTTGAATTAGCTTCATATATTTTTTATTCAATTTTTTTTCTAACCTTGTTTTTGGTACTTCGCTAACTTGAATAACTTTTGATTCTTTTTGATACAAAACATCATAATGCCTTTCACACAAGTATTCTTCATTGTGGCTGGTTGTTGCTTTATCTGGACAATATTGGCAGTTCATTTATTAATTTATTTAAATGTTTCTTCCTAAAGCTGTTTGAAATGTATCAACATAAGTGTTATAATCTAAAGCTTCTGCATCTGTAAGACCTTGCCCCAAACTTGCAAAAGCGCATTGTTTACTTGAATAAAAACCACCTGAACCATAATATCCGAGTAATGCAGTTACTGAGTTAGCAACTTTACTATTTACTGTTAATGTGTCTTTTAACACGTTATCGTGATGATAACGCTCAACAGTAGACGAAGTTCTATTACCTTGTAAAAATCTTGTTGTAGGGCTGAAAAGCGAACCCCTTGTCGTCTCGGTTGAATTAAACATTTTATAAGTAGCCCCTGAAAAAGAATATAATAAATAAGCAGTGCCAGCACGTCCGATTTCAACTTGATTAGCGCTAACATTTGTTCGTGAGTAATACCCCATAGACAAATTATTTTGGGTATTTTCTGTTAGAAAATTAAAAAAAGTATCAGCGTATGCGCTTGTCGGTGTCATTCCATTAGATGAATGTGTCCAAGTTCCAAAAAATAGCAATGTATTTCCATCATCTTCATAATTTGGATTTTTCAAATTTAATTTATGACAAAACTCACTGCCACCAACTAGAGGATAAATGGCTTTCTTTTTTGCCATTATACCACCTGAAACCAACGACGTTGTCAATGTCTGAATCGCTGAAATAATTGTAGAGTTAGTTATAAGTGAATTAGCGATGAAAATATTAGAATAGTTTTTAACCGTAGTATTTGTGCTTACATTTATTGAATTACTTGTGGATGTGTTAAAATAAATATCTACTGTTTTTACATAAATATTATAGTTTGTAGAGCTTTGTAAATTCAAAACATAACCGCCACTTGCATAAATTTTTTGATGCAAATCTCCATTTACATAAACTTCATAATAATCAATTTGGTTTAAAGATGATGGAGCAGTAAAAGTTAATTCAATAGCCGTGTCATAAATAACATTTGAAGCTAAATTTGAAATACTATTTGGTGCGGTTGTATTTGAAATATATTTTACAACTCCTCCAATACCTGTAAAATAAGACAAATCACCATCAGGACTACCCGAATTAGAAGTTTGGCAATAAGTATTAGCATAAATTACACTATCTTTCCTTAAATTAGCAAAAACACTATTATTAGCCGTTGAAGCCCCAAAAACTAATAAATTAGGTACATAAATTGTTCTCTTTACATAATCATTAGAAAACCAATTATTACCACAAGAAGTGAGGGAAGGCAAAGAAATTGTTTTTAATTTAGGACATCCGGTAAAACAGTTGTCTAATAGATATTGAAGTCCATTTAATTGAATTTTATATAGCAAATTACAATTATTAAAAGAGCTTAATCCCAACCCGACCATTTTGTTGTCTAAGTCTAAATAATAGGTAAGACTTACCGAAGTATATAAAGGGTCAAATGCTTGTGTAACAGTGGTATAATTGGTATTTATATAACATTGAATATCACTTCCAACTATAGTAAAATTTAAAATATTAGCTGGTGAAATACCTAAACTAACCGCTAAAATAGAAGGTGATGTAAAATAAGAAGCCACTCCTCCAATATACGTATTCCACCCTTTTGATGTTTTATTTCCAAATATTTGTCTTTGTATTAAATTCATTTATCTATTGATTTTAAGCAATGATTTTTATCAATTTTATTCAAAATATAAACCAATCCTTTTCCTGTTTTTGAAAGTGTTTTATCTCTTTCATTTTTTCCTAAAACTCCCGAAATTGTTTCATTCATATTTCCGAATTCATAGCCACTTTTTATTTTCAAAGCCTTATTTAAAAGTGTCCTAAACTCCCTATTCCCAAATTTATCCAAGCTAATTGCGGAACTTTTGAAATAACCTTTTTTGTTTTTGACTACGCAATAATTAATGATGCTCAATGGCAGGAACAAAATATAGGCGATGATGAATAACAAGAATCCCATTTAGTTTATCATTTCCCAATCAGCAGGAGTTAAGCGATAGATGGTTGTTCCGCTTGCCAATAGATTTGTTGTGGTGTCAATAAACAATGCTATTTGCAATTTCTTCCATTCTTTATCCGTTTTAGAAAGTCCTGACAAATTAAAATTATCCTCGATATAAGCATCTAAAGCATTTATTTGTTCATTACTATATCGAACAGTTTTTTGTTTATATAAGGTACGGGTTCCATCTTCGGCAACTGCCCAGTCGTTTACCAAATAAGAAGTTCCTGTTTTATCGGTGGAATAAGAATCAATTTCCACTTTTATTTTAGCCAATTTATCGCCTCTATCTTCATAGAAAAATGCTGTTTTAGTTTGTATCATAACTTTTAGATTAAAGCGAACCCGCTGTTATATAATTATTTGTTGTTGTTCTGGCTTGCAGCGTAAAACTTAATTTTTCTGCCATTGTCAATCCTACATTATTAAACAAAACAACCGAACCACCCAAAGAAATAGTAAGTGTAACGCCTGCCAATGTGATAAATGAGCAATTAAAACCTGCTGCCAATCCATTAGGAATAGTGACAGTACAGCTTGCTGTGACAATCAAAGGCTGTCCATTATGTGTACTTGACAAAGTAGTCGCTGAACCTATCTCAATTGGTGTTACTGATATATGAGCATAACTGGATAAATCTTGGTCGCCAGTGTTTGTGCCTGAAGTGTTACCAAGTTTCGTGATTTCTCCAGAAGTAATAAGCCTTGAACCAGTTGCCATTAACGCAGTATATCCAGTAACCACACCATCATAACCCGTTTTCAAGGCAGTCGTGAATATTTCGGTAATACTGTCCAGTTTTGCTTTCAAGGCATTCGTGAAAGCATTGGTATCAGCGTTGCTTTCATATTTGGTTTTAATGCTTGCTGCTGTTTCTCCTCCTACAGCTACTTTTCGCCAAAAACCAACACCGCCTGCTTGGTCATCGGGTGCAATGTCACCACTCGAAGCCGTAACATCATAGAAATAATCAGATAAATCATTTTCTACATACACCCTTGCTTTATCTGAAATCCCCGCTTGTGGCAAAGCCGATAATTGTACGGTGGTCTGAAGAGGTGGCAAATAATGCGTGGCATCAATGCTTGCTAGTTTGTTTTTTTCTGAAGTAGTGTAATTATTATCAGAAAGAACTTTTGCACCATCTTTATCTACTTTTAAAGCCAAAGCGTCATACACCACATTTTCACTTGGAGAATAACCAGTTTCACCATCTCTCAATTGTTGTGAAACTGCCCATTTAGGTTTAGGAATAACCGGAACACTCGCTGTTGAATTCTCAACATCAACAGATCCTAATTCTATTCTTCCAACGGTAACGGCTGGTTTTATGGATACTCCTATTGCTTCATTTCCTTGTTTCCTGAATATATCCCCATTATCATCACCTTCAAAAATATCCGTACGCATATATCCAGTAGTTGTGGCCGGCAATGTGTCCGTAAACAAGGTTAAATTCTTGTAAATTATATGGTTGATGCGCCATTCAAAATCTTCAGCTGCTATACTGGCGTTTAATCCTGCCATTGATATAATGCCTTCTTTAACTAATCCATCTGGCGCAATAGCATCTAAAGCTTCTGTTAAACCAACCACATCAGATATTTGATCTCTCACGACTCCTACGTATTCTAAAATTCCAGAAGTAGGACTTAGAATTTTTGTTGAAAATCGAATTATTTCATTAGGTTTTAAAATGAAATTAACCTCATTTGGAAATGAAAATTGAAAGCCTGTTCCTGTCAAATGATAAATAGTAATATCAGTAGTTTGACTATTTTTTATTAAAAGTTCGCGACCAGAATATAGATAAGCGTTGGTGTAAGTTCCAATGCTCTTTAAATTCGTAACTGCATCCCGAAAATTCAAATAGCCATAATAAAATTCATCTAAAACAGTATTATTTATTTCACCTGATTGATAAACCTGAAAAGCTGCTTTTTCGCGTTTTGAAATGAAATTATCTCCAATTACTGGAGGTGTTGGAGTTCCTATAACTGCATCATCAACATCTATTTCAGTGACGAAAACAGTACCTATTGGAATATTGGGCTTAATTCTTATGGTTTCAGATTCAGCACCTTTTATTAAAATAATTTGGTTTGATTGGTTGGCCACTA